ACATCACGGCGGCCGGTGCGGGCGTGCTGCCGGTGACGGGCGCGGGCGCGGTCACGGTCGACGACATCGTGGCGGCCGGTGCGGGCGTGCTGCCGGTGACGGGCGCGGGCGCGGTCACGGTCGACGACATCGTGGCGGCCGGTGCTGGTACATTGTCCGCGCCGTCTGGTAGTACACACATCGCTGTGGCACATGTAACATCACCTCGTATCAGTGTTTACCCGTTTGATGGGTCGATCGGGACTAAATTAACCGATCCTGGTACATTACCTACTAATTTTGGTTTAGGTGTGGCATTCGCCAGTGCACATCTTGCGGTGGCACACGCAACATCACCGTATATTAGTGTTTACCCGTTTGACGGGTCGATTGGGACTAAATTAACCGATCCTGGTACATTACCTCCTAATGTTGGACGTAGTACAGCATTCGCCAGTGCACATATCGCTGTGGCACACGATGTGTCACCGTATTTTAGTGTTTACCCGTTTGACGGGTCGATTGGGACTAAACTAACCGATCCTGGTACATTGCCTACTGGTACTGGATATGGTGTAGCATTCGCCAGTGCACATCTTGCGGTGGCACACGCAACATCACCGTATATTAGTGTTTACCCGTTTGACGGGTCGATTGGGACTAAATTAACTAATCCTGGTACATTGCCTACTGGTACAGGATATGGTGTAGCATTCGCCAGTGCACATCTTGCGGTGGCACACGATGTGTCACCTCGCATCAGTGTTTACCCGTTTGACGGGTCGATTGGGACTAAATTAACTAATCCTGGTACATTGCCTACTGGTACTGGATATGGTGTGGCATTCGCCAGTGCACATCTTGCGGTGGCACACTCAACATCACCGTATATTAGTGTTTACCCGTTTGACGGGTCGATTGGGACTAAATTAACTAATCCTGGTACACTGCCTACTGGTACAGGACGCAGTGTAGCGTTTGAAAATTCACACATCGCTGTGGCACACGATACATCACCGTATTTTAGTGTTTACCCGTTTGACGGGTCGATTGGGACTAAACTAACCGATCCTGGTACATTACCTATAGGTAGCGGATACGGTGTAGCATTTAGACAATGAGGATATGAAAATGTATGAAGTCACGGAAGAAGAGCACCTGACTAATCTGGCAAATGCTGTCTTGAGTAGAAAGAGAGAAATGTATTCGTATAATTTTAATGTTGTAAACTATACGAAAATGTTAAAATTGCTTCCTATAGACGAATGGCCTAAGGAAATTATTGAGTACAAAGGGATGAAACCCGAACAAGTTTTGCAATACCATTCTGAGCTATTTGAATTGTGGTCGCAGTATTCGTATCGCGATAGATTGCGTTTGCTGCTCATGAGTGAAAAAGAGGCACACAAACAGGTCAAATTTGTACATGATGTTTTGATCGATCAAATTCCGGTTGATCAATTGGGAAGCCGGTTGACGACTGCTAAGCTCAGTACAGAGGCAGCTCCTATAGCAAAAGTGTAAACCATAGAAACAGTAGGGAAACAAATGACATACCGCACCATTGACAACGCAGCGAAAAACGCAGCTATCGCCGATGCGATTGCAGCGGCAGAGCTTACGATGTTTGAGCATGACACCAAGATTGATACGTATGCAACAATCGTGGCCGGATTACCAACTGGTGAATGGCCGTCGAATATCGCAAATTACCGTGAAGTAGGTATTGAATACCTTATCGCTAACGTGCCCGCCAGCGTTGACATAATTATGCAGTATCGTCTTCGTGATGAGACGATTATGCGGTCTATCTTATCAACGCTTGCCAAGACCAAGACTCAGCGTTTGATTGACTCACTTGTTGCGAAATTGCAGACGGACGAAATTGACGCGCTCATTGCTACAGCCGTACAGCGCAGAGTGGCAGGAGCGGTGAAGACTGGCGATTTTTACGCAGTACAGGGTTGATCGCTGCCGCACTTCACACGTTGACAATCGTATAAAATTGCGTTACCATGTGTAAGAAACCATTAATCGTTTAAACAAGGAATCAATTAATGCAGCTCGCTACGACGACTCGTAACGCCATTCTCGATGCTATTGAAACCGAAATGGGGACAGGCGTTATTTTCAAATTCCGCACTGGTACAAAACCGGCAACCTGTGCCACTGCTGACAGCGGAACGGTGTTGGCTTCAGTTACGTGTCCTGCCGATTATTTCAACGATGCCTCCAATGGGTCTAAAACGCTCAAGGGATCGTGGACAACCACAGGTATTGCGGATGGTGTGGCCGGTCACTATCGCATTTACGCGAGCGATGGTACCACCTGCAAAGCTCAGGGTGCTGTAGGGGTCGCGGGTGACTCGCCCGCGCATGAAGTTGAACTTGATAACCTCAACATCGCCGTTGACCAAACTGTGACGATGACGGCTTATACTCTGACGGCCGGTTTTGCGTGAGAGTAGAGGGGCTGAGCGAGCTTAAAACAGCCTTGCGCGAGCTACCGGACGCAACCGCCAAAAGCGTGTTGCTGCGGATCGGTCGTGCAAGGTTGGCTCGAATTGTTGAGGTCGCCCGGTCGATGGTGCCTGTGCTGTCCGGTCGTCTGAAAAAATCGCTTGCGGTGAGTACGCGCCTGAGCCGCAGACAGCGCGCACAGCATCGCAAACAGGGCGATGATGTCGAGGTGTTCGGTGGTGCCAGTGCATTACCACACGCGCATCTTGTCGAGTTTGGTAGCGTGCACAATCAAGCAAGGCCGTTTATGGGTCCGGCCTGGGAAGCGACGAAAGATGGTTTGCTGAAAAATATCACTGCTGACTTGTGGCATGAGATAGACAAGGCGGCGATGCGGTTGGCGAAGAAAGCCGCCAAGGCGGGTAAGTAACAGGCGTGCGGCGGGCAAGTAACAGGGTTTAAACACATGGAACTTGTAATACTTGAGCGTTTAAACAGCAACGGTGTGACAGCCTATCCGATGTCGAAACCACAAGGCGCGCTGTTGCCGTGTGTGGTGATGACGCGCACAGGTGGCGCGCCGATGTACGCGGATGATGGTCATGTGGGGATGGTCGAGGGGCGCATTCAGATCGAATGTTTCGCGGACACTTATACCGCGGCGAAAGGTCTGGCGGATAGCACCAAGGCGTTGTTGTCTGCGTTGCGTGACGAGGGTGTGATTACATACATGACACTGACAAACGAATCAGACAGCCGTGATACGGGATCGAACGCGCCTGAATATCCGTTTCGTATTGTGTTAGATTTTAACGTTTTATCCAGCGAGGACTACTGACATGGCAGCAAGAGCGGGACGGCAGATTGCGTTTTATTGGGGTGGCAATTCACCAGCCGATATTATTGCAGGTATCAAAGAAAAATCGGTGTCATTGAACGGTGAACCGATCGATATTTCATCGGATGAATCGTCGGGATGGCGCGAGTTGCTTACGATTGCTGGTGAAAATCAAGTAAACATCAGTATTAGCGGCGTTGTCAAGGATCGCATTTTGATTACTGACTGGTTTGCTGGTACCCGCACGCAGATGGCACAGATTGCCTATCCTGGTGGTGACCACATCAGCGGTCAGTTTTATATCCAGTCATTGAGCGAGGGTGCGCCGTATAATGATGCTAGTACCTTTGAAGCCGAGCTTGTGAGCACTGGCACCGTAACGTATTCAGCGAGTTAATCCATGAAATGGCATGATAAAGAATATACGATTGCCCCTAAAGTAACGCTGCGGGCAATCGCGATTGTGGAAGAGCACATCACGTTTTTCGAACTGATTCGCGCGGTGCAATCTCAGAGTCCACCTGTAGCGCGAATCAGCATGGCATATGCCGCGTTGCTGCGATTCGCAGGTGTACCTAGTGTTGATGACAATGCGGTTTACGAGTGGCTAGTGTCTAGCCCTGGTGATATGAGTCATGTTATCGAGGTTATTAGTGATCTGCTTGCTCTCATGGTGCCACCAAAAAACCCTATCAATCCGCCGGTCATGGTAACGGCGGCGGTAGATACGATACAAGAGCCGGTGTAATCAGGACGGTGTACCAAGTACTTGTCTCGCACAAGCTCGTTACGCCTAATCAGTTCTGGCGTCTACAGCCATTTGAAGTGTGGTGGTTAATTGAGTCACTGAGACCGCAGCACGAAACCGAAACCGCACGGATTTACGAGGAAACCTATGGCTAGCACTCTGATAGGTTCGTTGCGGGTAATGCTCGGAATGGACGCAGGTGAGTTTAAGAAAGGATCGAAGGAAGCAGAAGCCACCCTTGCTTCGTTGGGTGCGAGATTTTCGAAAACCAGCACAGGTATAAGTTCCGCGAGTGCTGGTATGCTAACCAGTCTTGCCGGTGTTGGTATAAGCTTGGCCGGTTTGTCTAGTGCGCTCGCTAGCATGGACAAGTTGAATAAGTTGAGTCAGTCGCTGGGGTTGACTACTGAAGAGCTTAGTAAACTTGCATATGCCGCAAGTATGTCTGGCGTTGATGTCGATGAACTTGCAAAGGGTGTCAAGAAACTTGATGTATACCTTGCTGAGATTGGCAGGGGTGACACAGGGTCGGAGGCGGCCAAGGCGCTAACTGCAATAGGTGTTTCTGCCGTCACTGCGTCCGGTCAAGTGCGTAGTGCGGCCGATGTCATGCGGGATATAGCCGGTAAATTCGAAACGTATAAAGACGGTGCTAATAAAACAGCGCTTGCTGTAGCATTGTTTGGTAAAAATGGTGCTGCACTAATCCCGACGCTCAACGCCGGTAAGAAGGGTCTTGAAGAATTCGACGCAGAGGCGCGCCAGTTTGGGTTAGTGCTCGACAAAGATTCAACTCGTGCCGCAGAAACATTTCACGATAACCTGGAGCGTATTGGACATATAACTAAAGGTATTCTCACACAAGCATTGGTTGCCGTGTTGCCGGAACTGGTGAGATTGTCAGATGGGTTTATCACGAGTGCGAAATCTGGAACTATATTGAAGGATGCGGCGGGTACTCTTGTGTTTGTGTTCCGGGATATGCAGGTAGGCATGCTGTATTTGCAGCAATCTGCGCATTACTTGAGTAATAAATTCGAAGTTCTTGGTGCTACGTGGGATGCATTAAAAAATGCTTGGAGTGATGAAAACGCCAGTATAAAATTACGTGATCGACTTCAAGCATTAGCCGATGATACTGAGAAGACCGAAAGAGAGACTAGCGAACGTATTAAAGATATTTATGCTGGTAGAATTTCTGTATATGAGGCTGCCGCAGATGCAAAAGCTAAGGTGGATGCACCTTCACCTGTTAGTGACAAATCAGCAGCCGAAGAACAGAAAAAACAAAACGAAGCCATTGCTTACGGCAAAAAGATCGCTGAGCAATACCGTACACCAATGGAGCAACTTGCGTTTACACAGAATAAAATCAATGATGCGTTTAAACGTGGTGGTGTAGACGCTACGATTTACGGTCGCGCAATGGCTGATGCATCGGTATACAGTCGCAAAAATATGGACGCTTTGGCATCATCGGTGAGTGGGAATTTGAGTACAATATTCGGTGACACGAAAGCGGTAGCGGTAGCTACAGCTCTGATAAATACTTACCAGGGTGTGACTAAGGCGCTTGCAGATTACCCGCCCCCGGTGTCGTTCGCCATGGCCGGGATACAGCTTGCGGCCGGTATGGCACAGGTAGCAAATATTCGCAACACAACCAAGTCGTCAAGCGGTGGCGCGGGCAGTACCGGCGGTGGTAGCGCACAAGCGGCTGCCGCTACAGCGGCACCGCCGCAGACGCTCATGGTACAGGGTATAAACGCAAATCAATTTTTCTCGGGGGGCGCGGTGAAAGACCTCGCGAAAGCGTTGATTGATTTTCAACGCGATGGTGGTAAAGTGGTGCTGCAATGATTAGGGTGGCGGGATAAAATGACAATACTCAGCGACACGACTTTGACGAATACCCCAATTGTTTGTTACGAAAATATTGTGACGGTGAACAACATCGAAGCATCATCCGTTAATCCTAGTTATCCGGCAAGTAATCTCGCAAATCCGGCGACTAGTGTACTATGGAAAGCAGCAGCGACGACTAACCCGCAATATGTCACTGTAACAACCGATGGTGTCACGGCGGTTGATTACATTGCTGTTGGTCGTCATAATTTCCATACTGCGGGTTGTACTGTCACAGTGCAAACTCTCGCTGGTTCAACGTGGACAGATCGACTATCTAAAGCCTCGACATTATTTGATGATGGACCGTTGATATTTAAAATTGCGTCTATTGTGTGTGACGGTATCAGGTTAAAACTCGCAGGTGCCACAGTGATTCCACAGGCGGCTGTGGTTTATGCTGGTAGGTTGCTGGAGTTGCAACGTAAAATATATGTTGGCCACACGCCGTTGTTATATGGCGATGGTGTAAAGGTCGTCAATGGGCAATCTGAAAACTACAACTTCACGGGGCGGATTGTACAGGCGACAGGAAAGCGTTCTGCGGTGTCGTCGCAGAACTTGACGCCAGACTGGTACAGGCAATATTTTGTTCCGTTTCAGGAGTCGGCGAAGGAGTTTCCATTTTTCTTTGCTTGGCGTCCGCTCGCGTATCCTGGAGAAACAGGGTATTGCTGGATGACAGGTGATGTCAAGGTGACTAACCAAAGAAGCAATGGTATGATGCAAGTTGATTTTTCAATCGCTGGTATTGTATCATGATTAATGTGGAAATTGTATCATGACACAATCAGTAACATACATTGAAATCGATGTTGATTACTGTGAGTTGTTCATGGGCGTGTCGCCATGTACCGCAACCGGCGCGTTGTGCTACAACACCTTAGCAACATGTAAAGACCGCATCAATTTCGCAAATGAGCCGGTAACATTGCGATTTGGAATGGATGTAGACAACGGGGATATCGAATGCATCCCGTCTCTCACGAACATATCGTTTTCACCAGCTCTAGTTAGCCTTGGTGAAAATCTTGGCGAACGTGCGTCTCTGACAGCATCGTTCAAGGATCATCGATGGATTGATGTTGGTGATAAGTATCTAAACTTCCGTGCTGGTATTCCTGCCGTGTATGAAAGCACGTGGTCAGACACGCCTGGGAAATTTGCCAAAAACGGGAATGATTACTACTTCGATACTTCGGTATTACCTACAATAGTTGAAGGTGATCTTCTTACAATTACTTCATCGGATGGTAGGGTGCTTGGGTCACAACGTACAGGTACGGCCGGGGTAACGTATACAAACACAACAAAATTATATTACAACGATCTTGAATACAACTATAGTTTTACAGACGGTGAACCGTTATATATTTCGTTCGGTGTGTATCCGTTGTTGAATGTCGATGCATTTGCACTTGGTACGTTCTGGGGGAAATTCCGCGCGCGACAACCGTATTTGCGCGGTCGTGCGATTCGGCTGATTCGCGGTGTGCTGGGGCAGACACTCGCCGAGATGACAACACAGTACTTCTCGATTGAGGATTTCGACGGTCCCACACCACAAGGCGGTTACAGCATCACTGCTAAAGATGTTCTTAAATTCGCGGACGGCGACCGTGCTCAAGCGCCTTTTTTGAGTAATGGATATCTGAGCACTAGCCTCACAGCGGCGGCGACATCTGCCACATTGTTACCAACAGGTATAGGCAACGCAGAGTATCCGGCGTCTGGTTTTGTGGCAATTGGCGGCTCTGAGATTGTAGCGTTTACACGTTCCGGTGACGTGCTGACAATCACGCGCGCGCAGAAAAACACAACCGCAGAAACACATCAGGCGAGTGACCGCGTTCAGTTGTGTTTGATTTACACTGCGGAAGATCCTGGCGTTATCATCCGCGACTTGCTGGTTACATACGCCAATGTACCTAGTGGTTATATAAACACCACAGAATGGGCAGCAGAAACAAACGCATATCTACAACGGTTGTATTCGGCAACCATTGCCGAACCGACTGATATCAAACTCCTTGTGTCAGAGCTTATAGAGCAAGCAGCACTTGCGACATGGTGGGATGATGTAGAAAACAAATTGCGATTACAAGTGTTGCGATCAATCACACCACTTGGAGCATTCGACGAATCGAATATTCTTGACGGCTCTACTCAGGTTAAAGAGCAACCGGAAAAACGTATCACACAAGTATGGACGTATTACGGTCGCCGCAATCCTCTTGTCAGTGTTGATGAGGCCAATAATTATAGATCGACATTGGCAACGGTTGATTTGCAAATCGAAACCGACTACGGCGCATCGTCCATCAAAAAAATTTTCAGCCGATGGATACCAGACTTTGGTCAGTCCATTGCTGAGCGTGTAAACGATATCCAGTTGAGTAAGTATAAAATTCCGCCTCGGCTTGTATCGTTCTCAGCGCCTCGATTCGGTGATATCATCCCGGCGCTGGGTGCTGGTTACACAGTGGCAGCGTGGTCGCTACAGGACGCGGACGGCAATCAATCGGCGATACCTGTGCAGATTGTGCGTTTAAACGCCACAGATGCTGACTACCAAATCGAGGCCGAGGAAAACACGTTCACGGTGACGGACGTGACTGATTTGACAAATCGTATCATTATAATTGACAGTAATATCAATTCAATAAATTTGCGTACAATTCATGACACATTGTATCCTGAATTGACAGGTTACGAAAGTCCCGCTGTCACGGTGTCCTATATCATCAATGCGGGTGTGATCGTAGGGGCGACAAGCACCGCTGTACCAGCCGTGGACGTGGGAGATTGGCCTGCGGGCGTTGAATTGCGGGTAGAGATTTACGGACGTGTGCAGGGCGCGGGTGGTAAGGGCGGTGGTGGTTATCCGAACATCAACGGTTACCCTGGTGGTGTTGCATTCTATACGCGCACAGCGATCACTATACGAGGTGACCTGACTGGCGAATTATTTGGAGGTGGCGGCGGCGGTGCCGCTGGTAAATTTGCGGGCGGTGGTGGACAATGGATTGCAGGCGGTGGCGGGCGCGGCACCATTCCGGGCCTAAGAGGTTCCGGTTACTCCGTCGCCGGACAGGACGGCACCGCTGAGACTTACGGTATTGCGTATTACAACAGCGGACACGGTGGTGATGCAGGGCAAGACGGTCAAGACGGCACAGGGGGCATGACCACAATAGGCGGGATGTCCGGTTCGGCAATTGATGGTGTGACATACGTCACGTTCGAAAACTACGGTTCTCCCGGACTAGATATCAGGGGACCGCAGGTTAATTGATATGTCAGATACTCGCCTGGATGTAACCGAGCAACGCCTGACTACGGTTGAAGAAACCCTTAAATTACATGGTCAAAAACTTGATAAAATCATAATGGCTGTACAGCAACAGCAGTCCGGTTTATTTGATCCATACAAGGTTTTGAATTTTATTACTCAAGCTACTATCCTGCTTGGTTTAGTTGCCAGCGGTATAATCTATATCGCTGGCAATATGCACGGTGAACGTCTTGCCGTGTTGGAATCTAAAATCACCGTGATCCAACACAAGGGTGACAAGGTGCCGTGATTGCAGCGGGTGCCGGGCCGCCGGTGGCGTCTCGGTACTCGGTGTCAATGTGCGTAAGACGGTCATGGTCAACGCCCAACAGTGTCGCAACGCGCTGTTGAAGTTCTGGGATTGAGTCTGCCGAGAATGAACCTAGGTCATTGCCGTTCACAAATACTCTGTGGTTCATGACTGTTCCCCTTGTGCCGGATAGGTTTCGACTACACATGACACCATTCCGAGGCGGCCTATGATTGTAGTGTTGAGTCGGCAATCAACAGCGACGAAAATCACTATCTCGCCGTCTGCTGTGCGTGTCTCAACAAATTGTTTGGTTTTGAAATCGTCGCTTGTTAGGTTAGCATTGATCCATGCTCGTTTTATGGTCACTGTATTTAGCATAATGAGGTGTGACCGCATTAGTTCGTCGGTGATACGGTCAACCCTAACAGGGGTTGGATCACCAAACACACTTGCAAATGATCTGTTGGCTGTTGCTTTGCGAACTGCGCGTTTCACTTGGTGAGCCAATACAAATTCCGCGTCAACGGGCGGCATCGGTTTTATTGTGTAGGTCTCCGGCATTGGTTGGGTCTCGATTTCTATTATGGGTATCATGTCTTTCTCCCGCTTTCATCGGCACCGTACACGATATCAACCGCACGTGCCAACTTTCCAAGCACCTCTCGTTTATGTGGTTTGTTCACGCATTCGCACATGGTATCAGCGTTGCGAAGCAGATCTTTGATTGCAACTTGTGCGGTATATTTGCGTAATTTTTGTTGTTCACCTTTCTGGCGTAAACACTGCCTAGAACAATATCTGTATTGCCGACTTTGTAGGGTTTTTCCGCATTTCATGCACTCTGTCATCCTGTACACTCTCGATTCCATATCCGCACGAATTCCACGTCATCATCAGATTGCACCGATGGTCTTCCCTGTTTAGATACTATAAATCTCGTCATACCTGTGTAACCGCCAAATCCATTCCGTGCATTGACATAACCGCATATCACCCCGTTGCGACCGTCTGACACATCTTGAAAACGCGCGCTTGCGGGATCACGCATCATGGACCTTACCAAAGCACGCGCGGCGTACACACGGTTTACGGCTGCGGTTTTGCGGTTCGCGGCTACAGTTGCATCATGTTGTTCCTTGGTTTGTACCGTGTATTGTTCGCCCGTATGTTTACCGAGTCCGAGTATCGGTAGACCTAAGGTCGGCATACCCGCAAACAGTATGAATAGTATGATCAGCTTTCCGGTTGTCATTGCTAATTCCTCTCACGGTCTTAATTGTGAATCATTTGCCTTATCGTCTCATTTAGGTAAACAATAAATATGGAGTTGGCAGCAATCCCGGCACACAGTATCATTGTGATCACATCATCGTGTGTGAATATAGCACCTGTTAAAAACCCGATTGATATAATTGTGTAGATTACAGTATATGCGCGCATGTGTTGTTTCCTTGCGAGCTAGGTATCAGATATAAACGCTACAACCGGGTAACGCGCGTTTGAGCGCAATCGCCCCGGCATCGGTGATCTGATTGTTGTCCAGGTACAGCCACTTGAGATGTGTCGCCCCGGCCAGCACAATCGCCCCGGCATCGCCGATCTGATTACGGCCCAGATACAACCGCTTGAGATGTGTCGCCCCGGCCAGCGCAATCGCCCCGGCATCGCCGATCTGATTACCGCTCAGATACAGCCGCTTGAGATGTGTCGCCCCGGCCAGCGCAATCGCCCCGGCATCGCCGATCTGATTACCGGACAGATACAGCCACTTGAGATGTGTCGCCCCGGCCAGCGCAATCGCCCCGGCATCGCCGATCTGATTACCTCTCAGATACAGCACCTCGAGATGTGTCGCCCCGGCCAGCGCAATCACCCCGGTATCGGTGATCTGATTGTTGTCCAGGTACAGCCACTTGAGATGTGTCGCCCCGGCCAGCGCAACCGCCCCGGCGTCGCCGATCTGATTGCCGCTCAGATCCAGCGACCTGAGATGCGTCGCCCCGGCCAGCGCAACCGCCCCGGCATCGGTGATCTGATTGCTGCTCAGATACAGCCATGTCTCACCGTAAATGCGTGATTTTTCGATACTGGCAAGTAGTTTTTCGTATGTCATTTCTGGGTTTCCCTAATGTGGTATTGGTGTGATACCGTGTGTATCACACCAGGGGTTAACGATTAGTGTTCGGCCGCTTTCAACATGGCTCTGAAAATTTCACGGAATGATTGAGGCACCTGTGAACAGTCATGACCAAATACCGCTGAATATGCTTGCTCCACCGTACCGTTGCTCAGTGCAATTCTGGCAATTGCGAACCTAGTCAACCCTTCGTTATAATCCATGAGATCAGGTATAGTTTTACAATCTCCATATTCGATTCTGTAACCTGCTTCCATGATGCTGCGAATTTTTGAACTGAGCTTCATAGTGTCGAACATTTTCGTGTGTCCTTATATGTTCCGTTCCTGATAATCCCTTATAGCCGCGTTTAAACGTAGTGTCAACAGAAAAATGCGGAGGTAGTGGAAAAAACACGCGGTCACCACGCAGGCAATCGCTTACACCCCAACAATCAATTTTCGCGCCTCTTTGACATAGTAATCAACATCCAAATCCGTGAGCCGGAAATCCGGCGATATCGTATTGCACACGCGCACCTTTCGCCCCTTGTGAATTTTTATGTGGCGTTCGGCTGTTTTACCCTTGAGCGGTGGCATGATTTTTATCAATTCGTGACCATCCCGTGCGACATAGTATCGCACGGTTTTTGACAACAATGTACCATCTGACAATGCGAGCCGTGAGCCACGCGTGGCGCGGGTATGGAGCAAAAAATCAAAACCGTCTGGATGCTGGCGGATGTAGGTTTCCAAGTTCGCCCCTTCCGTCATCGCAGCAACAGCAGCACGCGGGATAACAAGCGCGGAATGATCCTTGTGCCATTCAAGCTTTTCGAACTGGTATGCACCCTTGATTTTCAGCTTGCCCACAGTCGTGCGCGCCACATAGTTATTCACGTCGCGAATCCACATTGCATTGTACTCAACGGTTTCCAAATCGATACCTTGTGTCAAGCGTGTCCAATGCTCGCACAGAAATTTAATGCGTGGCAGGTTGACACGTTTAAACAGCAACGTGATACCATCAGTGTTGATCTGAACCACGCGCGCAATCCCGGTGATCCATTCCGCGAACATACACAATAAAAGCTGGCCGTTTATTGTAATAGACATGGTATATTGTGGATCATAAAACGGCGAATATGGGTTGTTACTGTCACCGTATACGCCGTTAAGCGACAGTTTCAAAGCCGCGTTTTCGGTCGATCCTTTTTTGTGTTTGAGCCGTTCGGTTTTGACATCGCTATACACCTCGCAAAACCTGTTCCCAAGGTGTTCCGGGTAAAAACCATTTGCGATTGCTAGCGACGGGTAGTAAGACACAGCGTCAATGTCTAACAATATTTCGTCATCTGCTGGTGTGACTACCTCGTTGTTTATACTTCCGTGAATACCACCTGTGCCAAGGTAATATTTGAAACCATCGATATTAACGGATAGTTCGTCGCGCTTAAATTCCTGATCGCCGATACTGTATCGAAATCCGCCTTTGGTGTTGGTTATTGTCCACGTCTTGAGGTCATCCAACAGCATTTGAAATTCCGGCCGTGTGAATACCACATATGGTAATATAATATCAGCAAGCCGAATGCCGCTAGCACGTGGTGTCTGGCGCGGCGAGCCGTCTTGGTTGTAACACAACCTGCGGCCGATGCGTTCTATGAATATTTGTTTACCTATTTTAGTGTCGTTGTAGTTTGTGAAAGATGGACCAAGCGAACGCCGGAATTCGATTGACTCTGCATTCAAGTGGAAAAACTTCTCTGTTTCTTCGAGGTCGTGTTTATTATATTCCTTGATTACATCAATCTGCGCGGGTGTGAGCACTGTTCCCGGTTCAATCGGCAAATCTGCCACATTCATTGACCGCATGCGGCACTCTAGCATTTTAAGCGAGGTCGACTTGGCGCGGTTATCGTAGTGATTAATCAAGTATAGATCAAGTTGAGGGACAATCATGTCACGTTCCCTCACATTGTGTTCAAATCTATCTTCGCCGTGGATAATCATTTCGACTTTCGGATACCACAGCGCAGGTGTCATCGGTTCATACATCCCGCAGTTTACCAGGTGATGCAACACAGGGTAATCGAATCCGACATTATTGAAACCGATCATGAGCGAGAGCCGTTTCAGATCGGCGACCAGGTGCGGGAAATCATTCCGGCGTTGGCTGATTTCATACTGTATAATACGACCGTTGATGAGTTTGAATCCGCACAGAAACAGATTTGGGTAGGTTTCGATATCCCAGATTACTTGCATGGTGTAACCCTTAGAAGATCAAAAAGTTTGTTGGGATCGCTTCTTACAGATATGACTTTAAAGAGTGTGTCTTCAGGAAGATTTATAGATTTATCATACCACTTCACATCGTTAAATCGCGTAATGTCTCCCGCTTTTAACCCGCAATTGTAATCTGTTGACATCGCTATGACTTGTATAGAGTGTTTCGTTACAGGTTTACCAATGTAAATGCGACAATTAGGTAACACCCGCTTGAGCGCAACGGTCCCGGCGTCGGTGATCTGGTTTCCGACTGCCCACAGTTCCTTGAGATGTATCGCCCCGGCCAGCGCGGTAACCCCGGCATCGGTGATACCACTGTAAGACAGATATAACGATGTTATACCGTCGACGCGTGATTTTTCGATGATAGCAAGTAATTCTTCGTGTGTCATGCTGTGTATGTTCCTGATGTAGTAACGGCCAGGAATACCCCGGCCGTTGTTGTTCTTCACTGACGCGTTCGATCACAAATTACTGGTTCAAGAAACCAGGGTTTCGATTAAAAGGGTATACAGTCCCCGCAGGTGTGGCGGCAGGCTGCCCAGTTGTCGATGGCATCCCCGCATTTGCCGCACCTACGGATTGCAGGTTTCCCGGTGCGGCCTGCTGCTGCTGCTGCTGCTGCTGCTGCTGCTGCTGCTGCTGCTGCTGCTGCTGCTGCTGCTGCGGTGCGCCGGGCTGCGGCCAGCCTGCCGGTGCGGCCTGCTGCTGCGGTGCGCCGGGCTGCGGCCAGCCTGCCGGTGCGGCCTGCTGCTGCGGTGCGCCGGGCTGCGGCCAGCCTGCCGGTGCGGCCTGAGGCTGCGGTGCGCCGGGCTGCGGCCAGCCTGCCGGTGC